TGTTCCAGACGATTTTATATCTCCGTTTTCTTTAAGTATAACAAACAGTAGTAATTACGAATACTTGCAATTAAAAAGTTTAGAGTTTGTACAAGCATATAACCCTAACCCCGCTACCACGGGTATTCCAAAGTATTATGCTCAATTTGATTTAGATTACTTTGTTTTAGCTCCAACTCCAAATAGCGGATATACTACCTCATTAAGTTATCTTTATAGACCTACAAGCTTAACCTCTAGTAAGTTTACCCTAACTCTCAACAATGTAAGTGGAACGTTTACTACAAGTGACACTCTTACAGGAAGCACTAGTGGGGAACAAACTACAGTTGACTCCGTTCCTTCAGCAAGCACTTTGTCTGTTATTATTCCCAATGGATCTTTTACCGTAGGTGAGACTATTACGGGAAGTTCCAGTGGAGCTACCGCGACTATTGCAAGTATAGGCGCAGATACAACGGTGTCTTGGTTAGGAGAGAATGCAGAACTTACTTTGTTATACGCTTCGTTGACTGAAGCTTATATTTACATGAAAGGGGAGCCTGATTTAATTTCTCTCTACAATACTAAATTAATGGAATCTTTAGGACGGTTAAAAAATCTTGGAGAAGCACAAGAAATTTCTGATGAGTATACTTACGGACAAATAAGAAAGGCTAAAACATAATGTTAACAGAATCTATAGGTGTGACAGTAGGTTCAGTCGGTATTCAAACTACGGACAATCGGGGATTTACTCCTGAAGAAATAGCGGAAAGATGTGTTAATAAATTAATAGGGGTGTCTGATAATGCTCACCCTGCGATACGAGATCAAGCTCACGCTTATAGAAACGAAATGCAGAAAATAATTGCAATTTATATGAGACAGGCTATTAAAAGTGATAGAACTACGGTATATAATGCAATTAAGGACTCTGGAAACTTAAAACTTGCTGAATATATAAGGAGAATGTAATGGCTTTTACTGGAAATTTTCTGTGTACCTCTTTTAAAAAAGAGCTTATGACAGGAACACATAATTTAACCGCAACAACGGGAAATACGTTTAATGTTGCTTTGTACACCAACAGTGCTTCGTTTACAGCAGCTACTACGGCATATACGTCAAGTAATGAAATAAGTGGTACTAACTATACTGCAAAGGGACAAGCTTTAAACCCTGTTACTCCAACGACAAGTGGCACTACCGCGTTAGTTGATTTTGCAGACGAAACGTTTAGTAACGTTACGATATCTGCGGTAAGGGGTGCTTTAATTTTTAATGATACTGCAACAGGAGATCCTTCTGTAGCTGTTTTAGATTTTGGAGCAGACAAAGCGGCAAGTTCGGGGGACTTTACAATTGTTTTTCCAACTGCGGATGCTAGTAACGCAATAATTAGAATTGCTTAGTTTTAAGGTAAACTATGGCTCATGTACTTAATGATCGTGTTAAAGAAACGTCAACCACTACTGGCACTGGAACTTTAAATTTAGCAGGGGCTGTTTCAAACTTTGAAACATTTGTTGCAGGAATTGGTAACTCTAATACAACCTACTATGCTATCGTTCATACAACAGAGGCAGAGTTTGAAGTTGGGCTTGGAACAGTTACGGACGCTTCGCCCGATACTTTAGCTCGAACGACAATAATTTCATCCAGTAATTCGGATAGCGCAGTTGATTTTTCTGCCGGCTCTAAAGAGGTCTTTTGTACTCTGCCCGCATCTAAAGTAATAGCTTTAGACAACAGTGGGAATATTGACGTATCAGGAGATGCAACAGCTTCTACATTTCTGCCAGACGGAGATACTTCAGCAGACGATGCTGCTGCGATAGGTTATACTGCTGCTGAAGGTCTGATACTTACAGGTCAAGGTTCAACCTCTGACATTACGTTTAAAAATGATGCGGATGCGACAGTGTTTACTGTACCTACTGGTACTGCAACTGTTTTATTTCCTGATGATGGTAAGATAATACTTGGAGCAAGTAGTGACGTTGAGATATTTCACGATGCTTCTGACTCTTATATAAAAAACAAAACAGGTGCATTAAAAATAGCCACTGAAACAAGTGGTATCGCCGTAAGCATTGGTCATACCACTTCTGAAACAACTGTTAATGATAACTTAAATGTTACAGGAAAAGTTTCGGCTCCCGCAACAGGGTGGTTTCCAAATCACATTACAACAATAGATATTGATAACGTAGCAAATATTACTGTAGATAATGTCTTTACGGACACTTATGATGTTTATGACGTTGTTTGGGATAAAGTACTTTTTGCAAATACTGGTAATTATGGGTATTTTCGTTTTATTGACCAAAGTGGATCAACAGATACTGCCACAAATTATCGCTATTACTTTTCCTTTGCCGGAACAAGAGGAACCGAGTCATCACTTGGGGGGGACGGGGCACAAACCGACGGTAGAAGCTCAACTGCAAGCTCTGTTTGGCAGGCTTGGGGTCAAGATGAATTTTTAGCGGGCAATGACGCAACAGAGATTGTAAACTCCTCTATTCGCATTTTTAACGTGAGAGTAGCAAACGCTTACACAACAGGCTTTGTACACAATTGCTCCTATGTTTCTGAGGATCACTACGCAGTTTCACCGTATTTAACAACTATGAAACACGCCGTCGCCGAAACTCACAGAGGTTTTTATTTGTTTCCCCAAACAGGAAATTTTCTTTCAGGCAAAATTCATGTGTATGGTTTTAAATTGGATGGTAGTTGATGGCTGATCTTTACAAAAATGTGAACGGAGAGCGTGTAAAACTTACTAATGCTGAAGTTGTTGAGTACGAAAAATTACAACAAGAATTTTTAGATACGGCAGACGAAAGAAAAAAAGGAAAAATAAGAAGTAAAAGAAAACCTTTGTTTGAAGAAGCCGATTGGGAAATTCACAAAGCTGAAGACAACGGAGGAAATGTCGAGGCTTGGAGAACATATCGTCAGGCTTTAAGAGATATAACAAGTGGGGATTTAGACAATCCTTCATGGCCCACAAAACCAAGTTAGAGATATAATATGTTTGGTTTAGCTTCCTTTTCAGAAACACCTTTTGGGGCAAGAAACAGTATTTCTGAAAGTGTTTCTGTTACAGGGATTGGTGGAACAGCGTCTATTGGCACAGAATCTGTAACGGGTTTTGCAAATACAGAAGCTCCCCATGAAAATACTTTTGGTGTAGGTGCATGGAACGTAGGAACGTGGGGTCTTCAAAACACTTCTTCTGGTTTGGCTACAGCTTCGGTAGGATCTGTAACAGCTAGTATTCCTAAAAGTGTTTCGGTCACAGGGGTAAGCGCAACGGCTACTCTTGGCACAGAATCTGTAACAGGCTTTGCAAACGTTACTTTAACAGGTTTTGGGACAACAATGTCTTTGGGAGCTTTTGCCTCTGGTGGTGGCGCTAACATTTTTGTCAACGGGGTTGCAGGAACGTCCGCGCTAGGAAATTTCTTTAATACAGTAAATTCTTTTGAAACAACGGCTTCTATTGGCTCTGTGTCAACAAAAGTTGATATAGATGCTTCTGCAACAGGACTTTCCGCTACAGCTACTCTTGGTAATACGTTTGAAACAATGTCTGGGTTGGTTGGAACAACATCTCTAGGAAATGTTTTTGAGACAAACAATGGTTTTGGAACAGCGGCTTCTTTAGGAGACTCTACTGTAACAGGCTTTGCGAACGTCACTGTAACAGGTTTTGGAATAACGGCTTCTTTAGGCAGTAATGAAGCAAAAGGATCTTCAAACGTAATAATTGTTGAAGATTTTATGCAAGGAATGTCTGGATATTTAGGCTCTTTTTCTTTAGAAGTTGAAACAAACGTTTCCGTTGTAGGCGTATCTGGAGCAGGAAATGTTGGACAAGTGCTTGTTTGGAGTGCTATACTTCCTAATCAAAGCCCAATTTACAGCAAAGTGCAACCTAGTCAAAACCCAAGTTATAGTTCAACGCCTAGTCAAAACCCAAGTTATAGTACGGTGTCCCCAAGTCAAAGTCCAAATTATAGTTCATCGTCCCCAAGTCAAAGCCCTAATTGGGACGATGTAGCAGCATAGGAAAGAAAAATGAGTACATATGTAAATAACCTTAGATTAGAAGAAATTGGTTCTGGAGAAGCCTCTGGAACGTGGGGAACAAAAACAAACACCAATCTGGAACTTATTGGAGAAGCTTTAGGTTTTGGGACAGAAGCCATAACTGAAAATGCCGACACTCATACAAGTACTGTTGCGGATGCGGCTTCGGATCAAGCACGGGCTATGTACATTAAATATACGGGAGCCTTAGATTCAACGTGTACAATCACCATAGGGCCAAACACCAACAAACGAGTTCATATTATTGAAAACGCTACTACAGATTCTGGATCAAGTGGTCCTTATAGCGTTATAATTAAACAGGGGAGTGGAGATACCGTTACCGTAGAAAATGGTCAAACAAAAATTGTTTATTTAGACGGAGCAGGGTCGGGGGCCGCGGTTGTTGATGCTTTTGCTGATTTTCTTTTTGGTGCAAACTTATATATAAAAAACCCTGCTACAGGAGACAATAGCACAGCTAATTTATATCTTCAGACTGCGGAAGCCGACATTGCTATTAATGACGTAATTGGAAAAATTAACTTTCAAGCTCCAAACGAGGGAACAACGGGAGACGCGAACTTAGTAGCGGCAGCTATTTCTGCTATTTCGGAAGGTGATTTTAGTTCAAGTAGTAATGCTACAAAGCTTTCGTTTGCTACGGGCGCTTCAGAAGCTGCTGCGGAAAAAATGAGCTTGTCAAGCGCAGGAAAATTAGTTGTTGCAAGTACCATACAGGGAACTGCTTTAATTGAAGATTCCGTAACCGTTACGTCTTCTTCTAATTCTACGGCAATAGATTTAGCGCTTGGATCTAATTTTTTATTAGATTTAGGGGCGTCTACAGAAAATACAGAGCTTGTTGTGACTAACCCTGCCGCTAGTGGTCTTGCGTCTGTGTTTACTTTAAGAGTAATTCAAGACGCTTCGGCTAGGACAATTACTTGGATGCAGGATGGAAGTAATAATGATTTAGTATATTGGCCGGGAGGGGCTGCCCCTACCTTAACGTCTACGAATAATGGAATTGATTATTTTGTATTTATTACTTCAGACGGAGGCACTTCATGGTATGGATTTACGGCCGGACAAGCCATGGCAATACCCACATAAGGAACCTTTTATGAGTCAAGCAAAATTATTAATGGCGGGGGCTTCAAAAGATCACTTTATTACGCTCTTTGATGAGGATGATTCGACGTCTTCTCAAACTTATCTTGCGGGAGTTTTTATAGACTCAAGCGATAATATTTACGCAATGGGTTATGTGCAAGATATCAATGCGGGATCGGATGATCATGGTGTTTTAGATAAACTTTCCTCAGACGGTACGCTTGTTTACAGAAAAGAGTTTTATAAATCAGGAGATAGCTTTAAATTTTTTGGGGGAACTGGAGATTCTACGCACGTTTATTGCGTTGGAACGGTTTCAGGGCAAGGAAGTGGTCAGGTAGACGCTCTTCTTATAAGTGTGCCTCACGACGGATCTTCTACGGAATATTCTGTACGGTTTGGACAACCGTATAACGATGCTTATACGGATGCTGCTTTAGATAACTCTGGAGATGTTGTTTGTGTAGGAAATTATAGAACAAGTAATAGCTCTACTCCTCCTACTAGAGGTACAATTCATAAAAGGGATCACGATAGTAACGGAGATATTCTTTTTGATAAAACTTATCAGGGAACTAACTTATCTAATGTTCTTGCGGTTGCTTGTGATGGCTCTGATAATGTTTATTTTACAGGGTACTTTGACCATACTACGTCGAGTTACGATAACGTTCTTTTTGTTGGAAAGTTAAATAGCAGCGGAGTAGAACAATTTGCAAAGATGCATCGTTCTAGTGAAAATGATTATGGATACGGAATTGCTTTAGACTCCAGTGGTAATATTTATGTAGTCGGTGCAACAAATAACTATGGTCTTATAATAAAATACAATAGTTCAGGTGTTGTTCAATGGGACAAAATATTAGGAGAAAGTGGTTCTACTGAAACTTTTAGGGGCGTTGTCGTAGATGCTAATGACGATGTATATGTGGCCGGTACTTCTAATAGCCCCGGTAGTACGACTTGGTTAGTTGCTAAATACAATAGTTCTGGAGCGGTGCAATGGCAAAGAACGCTTGGAACAAGCAGTTCCGATGCCTTAGACTCAGGAAGCTGTATAAAACTAGATAGTTCGGAAAATGTTATTGTTGCCGGTCAATTAAAACTAATGGGAGCAATTGCAAAGTTAAAAAACGATGGTTCTGGACTTGGAACATATACTTTCGGTATTTCTGGAGGAGATGTTGACGTAGTATATCAGGCCAGTTCTTTGACGGAAGCGGACATTTCCATGACGTCGTCAGACGACACGCAAAATGCAATTCAGGATACATCTGATAGCATATCCTCAGAAACAATGAACGGCTCTGTTACGGTTTCTCGTTCTGACTTTACTGAAAGTGAACACCATCAGTATATTGAATATTTATAAATTAGGAGAAGAAGATGTACGCGCTTTTAAACGATGACGGAAGTTTACAAACATATCCATACAGTTTTACTAATTTAAGGTATGATAACAAAAGTGTCAGCTTTCCTGATAAACTCACAAAAGAAATATTAAATGATTTTAAACTTGCGACGGTTGCAGTAAGTGCTATTCCAGAGCATACTTCACGCACAGAAACAGTAACAAAAAATGATGTTCCTACTTTAATTGAGGGGGTATGGACAATATCTTGGACAATATCTGAGAAAAGTTCTGAAGAAGTTGAGGCGTTTGACTTAAAAGCTTCTATCGGT